CTGCTTCTACTGCTGAACCACCACCGCCGCCGCAACACATTATACTTCCCCTTTTTTTATCTCTTCAGAACTATGTTCTTTAGTGTATTTATTAAAATCTTCTATACCCGTTATAGTATTATATAATACTTGAACACCTAAAATGGCCCATTCAAAACCTCCTATTAAATAAACTGCTCTAGCTAATACTGGAGCGTAGGATAGCCTTAAGGAGTAAGAAGTTAACAATACTTTTTGTCTTTCTAACTCGTTAGCGGCTAACCAATCATATACCATCTGTTCCAGAAAAGGTTGTAAATCGTCTTTATGCTTAGTATAAAAAGGATTGTTAGGCAACTTAATTAGTAGTAATGAAAACGCGTTTGATATATCCATACCTGTGGGAGTATACTTATCTTTGTCGATTAAATCATCCCAAGTACCTACTACCTCTAATATTAACTTACAGAACTCTATAGCAGGTTCATCTCCTTTTAACCACTCTTGTAATAGTTCACTAATTTCATCTCGTACTCTCATATACATAGTATGCTCCCAAGCATTAAGGGTTATAATCTTCTGGTATGATACTGGCACTAACGACAGCGCTACCTACTATTAACTGACCGTAACATAGAGGTATTGGAACCCCTTGTTTAGTGGTATTTAGAGGCCCTCTAAATGCATATTCGGTTTGTTCCTCTTTTGGAGGTTCTGGAGCAGGTGCTAGAAGCTCTGCTACTCCGGATAATACAAGGGCGGCCCCCAACTTCATACCTGTGAGGGCCATACTAGAAAACACCTTACCTCCTAGTACTACAGAGCCTTCAGCTAACGTCATCCCTTCTGTAAGGGGTACTCCAAACTGAAAAGCAAAATATAGTAAAAACGCCCCTATTATAATCTTCATTAAACCCCCTTTTTTGGAGCCAATAACTACAGGGATAATTTGTATATCGGCAACTCCTGAAGGAACTAGAGTGTCTCTTCCATCTAGTAAATAGCTTTTACCTATTTTAATATGGAAGCCCATCCCGTTACTCTCGGCATCCTCTAAGTATTTTCTAAAGTCTTTTTTATTTATTGTTAAGGCTCTTATAGCTTCCGCAGGGGTATTTACGTCTAAGTTCCATTCCTTACCAAAACGCTCTCCTAATTCTCCATATAATTTAACTTTTTTTAACATAATGATTTGTGCCTCAAATGATGTGTAGTAAAATTACTCCAGTAACCAGAATAATTCTCTCGGTTGGATAGTCTTCCATGTATGTGATGAAGGATATTATTATCCCCTATATAAATAGCTGCATGATTAGGAACGGGGGATAATAATTTAATTAAAAAAACATCTCCTTCAATAGGTTGGGTATCTTCAAGACTTACAAAACCTTGCTTAGAGTAATTATCTAAATACCTATTTTCTCCTCTTAACCACCACTCATCTTCTCCAGCAGTACACTCAAAAAATAATCTGTAATTTTTAGCATAATAGTCCTTAATTAAGGAACAACAGTCTATTACTCCATACTCAAAGGTTCTACCTAATAAATCTTTCTCAGGGTTAATACTCTTTAAATCCCTGCCTGGAAGACTCAATATATACCAAACTTTATTTGTACTATTACATAAAGAGATATCAGCCTCGGAGGGATTACTTAGGCTATTGGGGTGGGAATGACAGATCCCTTCTATCACACCTTTATCCTCTGCAAGGGCGTAGTCCTCAGGATCTAGTATGAAATTATCCTCCGGATTATCAGATATATTACGACAAGGTATATACCTTTTATTAACTATTAAACCACAAACCTCTTTTGGGTACCCTTCTTCCGCATGACTTGTAAAAGCTGTTAATATCTCTATATCCATTATTCCATACCTTTACCAGCACCGGGAAAACCCCCAAAAGGGTTCGAAGTGCTAGAGTTATCGGGGAATCTTAATTCGCAGGAACCAAACGTTTTACCACAGACATCCTCGGATACGTTAGTTACTGAGATGTTATTTATATCCCAGTAACTACTACCTGTGTAGTCACAGGCTCCCTCCTTATATACCCATAAACATGTATCGGATATCACATGCCTTGCCGGCAGCTTTACCCCCTGTACGTCATAAGCGGCAGTTAACTCAAATTCTACATGAGTACCTGTCTCTAAGGACTTCCTATCTATATACCATATCTCATCTGCGAAATGTGCTGTAGGGTCTGCTTCAGGGTTTTCATACCAAGTACCTCCAGCAGTACTACAAGTATTAGAGGTGTACACCCCGGAACTAGAGCCTTCTATTACACAATAAGAATCTAGAAACCTTTCAAAAGTCTTTTTTCTGGTTACTTTAGCCCCTACTAAATCCTCGTATGTATTAATTAAGGATGTAAGTATGGAGGTGATATTACTTACCAACAACTTAGGTCTGGGAATCTGAGCATTGCCAGACATCTCAAATCCTGAAGCCTCAACTGGGAAAGGTGAATAATTGTACCCTTGCCAAACTACCTCTTCCATACTATCATTAACTCCTGAGTGCCATCTAAATACTTCAGTATCAGTAGGCACTGAAGCAACACCCGTCCTTAAGTCTAGTTCAAACAGTGTAACTACTGCTCCTGATTCTAATATATTTGAGTCTTGTACTAAAGCGTTTGTGGACATACTTACTTCTCCTTACTTAGGGTTCATTTACTTGAGTGAATTTTGCTGTAATAGTATTATAACCTTGAAAAGTCTCTACGTTATCCCACTCTTTACAAATATACTTTTTATACGGGTTAATCGTGTAATTCTCTTCTAAAGCCATTATATCATTGGACAGCCTTAGAGAAGTATTACTGACTACTTCTAAAACGGTGGCTTGTGTACTATCTGTGTTATTGGAGACGGTAGTATTTAAGTATCTACTAGTAAAACTTTGACTAGAATCTACTAAGTGGTTTGGAAGTATAGAGGTTGTAATCCCAGAAGTGCTTAAGCCTGTAGGATACCAATCAAAAGAAGTTAACCCTTTTAATACTTCAAAAAATAAAATAATCTTACTAGTTTCTAATCTAGATCGATTCTTCCAAGTTAGACTCCACTCTTCGGTTAGAGTATTTATACCATCAGAGACCCTCTGTTCATATCCGTCCCCATACTTAGCGGATAGAACTCGGGGTTTGTAAGAGGTTTTTAGACCTCGGTCAGGGTTTATATTAACATCTGTAATAAAGTTTGTAAAGTTTGCCATAATTAATAACTACTTAACAGTCCTCCAGGTCTTTGTTGTTCTACTATTTCAGTTTGTACTGCTTGAGATATTAGGTATCCTAGCTCCTCTCCGGTACTATCATCAAGTCCTCCGGAATTTTCAGTCTGAGTAGATGCATTACCTTTGTCATCTACATTAACATTAATAACAATATTATTAATATTGCCCCCACCTGTGTTACCTATTACAGGAATAGATCTACCGTCTGGTAAAGGAACTACAGCTTCATTATATCTACCCTCACCTACCAGACCTAAAGTAGGTTTGGTTACGGTACCTCCATTGGCGAAAGCTCTGAAACCCCCTTCTAGAACGCCACCATTCGCGGCGAATAACATTGTACTACCTATACTACTAGTAGCATTTGCTGCTGTGATAATACCGGCAGCAGCTGTTGCTGCTGCTACCATACTACTAGCAAAGAAATTAGCGGCTGTTGTGATAATACCGGCAGAGGTTGTTGCTGCACCAACTTCTAAAGCTGTGTTTGTGGTTGTAGCTACTGTTTTGATACCTACTACAGTTGTTGCGGTTGCTATATCTGCGGCATTCTTTGCTTGGTCTACTATTAAACCCTCTGTAGCCTCCCCAAACATACTGGACATTAAAGAGTTAGCCGCTGATTGCGCTAGAGAATCTATTAAAGTATTAGCCATAGATAGAGTGAAATTAGCTAAGATTTGTTTAAAATCAAAAGTACCCGTTTTAAGTGCCATACCTATGCCTTGTGCTAACGAAGCAGCTCCAACATTAAATACTCCTTCAGCAGACATCCCCCAACTATTAAGAGTACTACCTAATGTAGAATTATTTATTTTATAAACTTCTGCTAAGTTATCTTTAGAAACAACATCAGCTTTCTGACCTTCCTCTAACCCTGTAACTACCGCTCCCCCTCTTTCACGGAAAGTGTTATCAAACTTATTATACCATATATCTAGCTCGTTTACGTGTTTGTTATTTAAGGTGTCTAATGATTTAAGATACGCAGCCGAAAGGTTACCTTTTTCTTCAAGCCACCCCTTCGCCGCCTCACTACCTTCCGGAGAGTTCTCTATTATGTCTCTAATATTTCTAAAAGTATTATAGAGGTTACCTACCTGCTCTTCTATAACACCCTGTATATTCTCGTCATGAACGTATATAGAGCCTTTCTTAAGTCCCGCCTCTGCTAATTTATCTTGGCTAGATGCATCTGGAAGTAGTCCTCCCATATCTTTTGTAGTTATACCCATACTCGCATTAAACTTATCTTCATCGCAGGTCCAAATCTTATACTTCACGTACTCATAAGCTTGAATTATAGTACTATATATATCTTCTGCTAAATTATTAGGATCGTAGCTAGAAGTATCAGTAGATATTCTATCCTCTATACTACTCTTAGCAGTTTGTGCTAATTCAAGCATTTTTAAACCTACAGCATCTCCTATATCGGAAGCACTATTTATAGTACTAGTAGCTACTTCAGAAATTAAATTCGTAGCTTTAGGTATCCACACCTCTGTAGCGCTTACACCCTCACTTATCATTTCTTTCCAAGAGGTATCTTCCTCCTTAACTACTTTAGTTTCTTCTAGTAACTGGGAACTTGCTCTTGATATTCTAACTAGAGTTTCGGCTTTACTATCATCACCTTCGTTGAGTTTACCTAACTCCTCAAGTATTTTCTCTTGAAGAGAGGAATCATCCCGTTTTTTAGGTTTGTCAGAACTAAACCAATCAAATCCAAAGAATTCAGGTAAACCCGTGTTAGGGTTTATAGTGCCTGAACCTCCTAAAGATTTTAGTAATGCTTGTTCGTCTTTATTAATATGAGCTAACTCAGAATCTCCGTTACGTCCTAAGGAAGCTAAGCCCCCATTAGAGAAGCCTCCTGCGAAGTTTAATAGACTATCTAAGATACCCTGCTCCTTAGGCTTCTCCTTGAACATAGTAGGATTAAAGTTGTATAGTATCTTTTTCGTCTCTCCATTTAATATACTACCGTGTTTATCAAATAGTTCCTGGGCATCTGTTCTGTTACCTAAAGTCTTAAGCAGATGAGCCATATAAGCCTTCTGTCCCAACTTGTCTGTACTTAATAAACTAAAGTCCTGGTTCGCCTCTTGGGCCTGACTAATATAGGCTACTTGCTTCGCCCCTATATAGTCTATAGTACTTTTTGGACCAAATTTAGTACCTGCAAAGTTTCTTAGATTTTTAAAGATTCCAGCATTAGCTAGAGCTTCATCCAAGTCTCTGGAGTGCTTAATTATAGAATCTAGTTGATAAAATATTTTAGCAGTACTTGTATTAGCTAGTTCTGCCCCCGTATCATAATCCCTATGAGAGCCGCCATGTAACTTAAGTTTTGGAGTTGGGTTTTTATTAAAGGTTCTATTCTTTCCGGCTAACCACATCCAACCAGCTCCTGATGCGGCTAATCCATTTAAATGTGTATCCATAGCATGGGCTGCAATATCATTTATTATATTTGTGGCGTATATAATATTCCCACCCGTCGAATCAATATCTACCCTGTCTGTAGAGAAATTATCTAATCCATAATCCCAGGCCTCTTTCATATCCTTATTAATACTTCCATGTACTTTAAAGGTACTACTACCGTCTAAGTACTTAGCATACTTTGCAGGTATAGGAGTAGGTGTTTGAGCAGGTGTTTGAGCCCCTAAAGAACCCCCCTTTGCAAACCCAGGGAGCTTATCTTCATTAATAGCTTCAATTAGCGCTCGGTGCTTCCCAGTAGACGCTGCATTGATTACGTACTCACCATTAGAGAGCATTGCGGGGATTTTATCCTCTTTTGGACCACCAGGTCCTGTGATAGACCCGCCAGTTGCCCTATTAACTCCAGCCCAAGGGTTATAGGTAGGAGTATCTGGAGCTCCTGGAGTACGTGGATTATAATCCTGCCAAAAAGTTTGTAAAGCGCCAATTAAATCATCTAGTTTACCTACTAAAGTATCTGCTATAGTGGTTTTTAAATCTGTAATACTATTGGCTATAGCTAAAGAGTCTAGGTCTTTTAAAGAAGTGCCTAGTGTCTTCATGGCTTGTACACTTGCGGATAACTCTACAGTGTTATCAAGAACTGCATTTAAAGACTTCTCTGCTTGTGCTTTTGCAAGTTCTGCGCTGATTCGGGCTTCTTGTTCAGGGGTCTTACCTCCCTCATTAGCAAATCCTGCCATAATTTGGCTCTGTCCTAGTACCATTAGGTCTTGACCCTGCTGGATTAGTGAATCTCCTAAAGATCCCCACATAGTGTCTACTAAATCCGCAGCCCAGATAGTGCCGTGCTCTTCCCAGTTTTCCATAGCTTTTTGGTTAACAGTACGGAAAGAATCTACAGAAGCCTGTACCATAAATTCAGCAAAGGAAGACATGCTATCCTCCATTTCCTTAATAGTATAAAACCACTCATCTCTTACAGTTTTTGCCCATTCATTACCATTTTTCATGCGGCGTTTATGTGCAGCTTCCTGGTCCTCGTAGAAACTTTGCTGTAAGTCTCTTAGCTCTTCTTGCTTCTGATACTCTAAACCCATTAACTCTAGAGTTTTAATTCTATACTCCAAGTCATCTGAATTATACTGACCTCTCTCTTTTAGGAGTTTTGATCTATCTCTCTCACGACTCTGTTCTGCTGCTAAAAACTTAAGAGACCTGGCTTGTACCAAGTTTTCTTCTTTGAATAACTGGGACTTAGTGTCTCTTTGAGACTCTACTAAAGATAGGTATGCTTCAGTTGTACTTATCTGAGCATCGTACATTCTCTGTCTATTTTCCAGTACTTTATTTATACGATTCTCTTCCTGAAGGATCGCAACATCTAAGTTATAAATAGTACGCAGATGTACTGCCTCTTGTTGCCTTTCTTCAGCAGTTTTTTCAGATAAAGCTACACGTACCTTCTCAGCCTCATACACCTCGCGTAGGCGAGCAATTTGCTGTAGTTCTAATGTAGTATCTGCTTTAATTCTATTGCCAGAAGCATTGGCTTCTAGCTCTATTAAAGACTCCGTTCTACTTCGAAGTTCTTCTTGCTTATTAAGTGCTGCATCTACATATTCTATCTTACGAGTATTAATGGCCTGACGTCGTGCATCCTTAACTATTTCAGACTGGATATCTAAATACTTTTCTTGTAGGGTATTCTTGGCTGTTTGTAGCTCTACTTGGCGGTTATACTCTTCAGTAATATAACTAGTATCCCCTTTCTCTAGACTTAGATTAGTTTGATACTTAAGTTGTAAATTGTTTAGCTTCTCCTGGTGAGTCGCCTGCTGTACTAAGAGATTATTAGCTAGAACTTGCTCTATATTAATACTGGTTGCTAAACTCTCTATCTGAGTTCTTAAACCTAAAAGAGCTCGGTTTCCTTCTAACTCTTGATTTTTTAATTTTGTAAGAATCTTTAGGTTTTCTACATTTACATTCTGGTAACTTTCCCGTATCTTAAATATTTTTGTTTCTAAGCCCAGTATAGCAGCTTGTGTACTTCTTATCTTTTTAGCATCTTGCTTATCCTCATCTACAGAAGTTAAAGCTGCTAAAATAGCACGCCTATTTTCCAGCATTTGGTTGTGGTGCTCTAATTCCTTAGATACAGCAGTATTATGAGATGCTGCTGCTCCATTCAACAAACCAATTTCTTTCTTATTCCTTGCTAATCTTTTAGCTAATCTGGTTTGATTCGCTAAACTTAGTTCTATAGCTCTGGCATCTAATAGAGCTTTTAGATTGTAACCTTTCTGCTTTGCTAATAACTTATTAACCTCTGTTAGTGGTCCTTCTTGCCACTCTTCTTTATCAAAAGTTCTAGCTTTAGTACGTGGGTCCACTAAAGGGGCATTAAGCTTCTTACCCATCTCTATTAAGGTTTTGTATTGTTGCTCAGCATTTTTAAAAGCAATGGTACGTCCCAACCAGTCATCTTCAGGTTTCACCTTTATAGCTTCTAAACTATTATTGAAGTTCTCCAGAGCTTCAATCATACCGTCAAATATAGAGACATTTTTAAAACCTTCTTCAAACGTTTTATACTCTTTATTAAACGCTTTTGAGGAATCTACAGCACCTCGGGTATTACCCGCAAGTAGCTTCTGGCTCTTCGAAACCTTCATTAAACCTGCAGAAGCTATTTCTGTCACTTTTCTAAGCTCACGCAGAGTAGCAGTTTCAGATTCAGTGATCTGTTTAACTCGCTCTTCTGTTAACCCCAAACTCTCCCACTCTAATCCACTAGTATGTAGTGATTCGCCTAAACTAACAAAGGCTTCTTGAGAGTCTTCTAACACGGAGCTCCCCATATTACCCCACATTTCATTTATACTCTTATCTAATTCAGAACTATTATCAATAAAGATACCTTGTTTAGCTGTAAACTCCTCAAAAGAGGCAGCTAAATTAGAGGTTCTATTAGCAGTATGTTCTGCTGCAAGTGCTACGGAGTTTAGAGACCCGTCTGAGCTCTGTAAAGTTTGCATGTACGCCCGGTATTTTTGATTCGTATCTGTAAAAGTATTTTGTAGGGTTTTAAATGCCTCATCTACCTCTGAAGCGTTTTGGGTAGATAGCCCTGTAATTTTTAGAAAAACGTCCCCCACTATCTGAAGAGTACCCGCAACGGATATTACCTTCAAAGCTGTTGTTACTAAGGTGTTTAGTGCTGTGGTTAATGTACGAACTGCTAAAACTACAGAAGTAGATATTGTAGTGGCCCATCTCTTCCATATAGTTATTCCATGCATCTGCGTAGTGTGTAAAATATCCATCTGTTTATTTATATTTTTAACACCTCTAATAAAGGACTTGAATACTCCTGACCCTTTACTTATTTCACTATAGTAATCTTTTAATACAGAACCACTAGCTGACTTAGCAACTGCGCTGCTATATAGTTTTCTAGCCTTCCCTTTACTTATGTACCCAGCCTTTCTAGACGCTATTACGGACTGCTCTACTTCATCCGTATTAATAGACATTTGCTCTGCTTTACTCTTCCACTCCTTAGATAGGTTTCCTATACTAGGCACTACTTTATTACCTAAATAAGATATTAAAAGACCAAAAGAAGTCATCATAGCAATGGGGGATTTAGCCACTATATCTAATGCTGGAGATAGTATAGAATTAAAAGCTCCTCCCACATTTAAAGCCATATCTGTTACTTTAGAGGATAACACATCCCATTGGTTCGGGTCCATAGTATCATTTAAATGACCAAACTTATCTAAAGCCTGACCTGTAGCAAACTCCATAATAGCCATCTGCTTCTCAAATGTTGTCATAGAAGACACAGATTTATCATTAGACTCTGCCCAGGCTTCCTGCGCATCTTTAAGTCTTAGAATAATACCTAATTCATCCAGTAACTCTGGCTCAGCCTTTACTACACCACGTGTCATTCTATCTAAAGCGTCGGGCACATTACGTCCCAAAGCTAAAGCCGCTACTTTGGCGGCTTTACCCATTTTAATTATATCGTCGGAACCAAAACCTGCAGCAGAAGCTAAAGTAGCAGTATCTGCAGCTTCTTTATAAGTTACGGCCATATCTGTAGCCCTCTGGAGTTGTTTAGCTACAATACTTAAAGATAGTCCTGTAGTTTTTCCATACTCTGCCATACCTTTTTTCATCTGAACTAAGTTTGCTGCTTCTCTTAAGCCTCTAAAAGCTGCTCCAAGAGCAAATACTTTAGCGGCATAATCTGCGTACATAGCAACAAAGCCTCCCATACCCGAAGCCATTTTCCCAAAATCGCGACCAGCGGCTCCGGAAACGCCTGCTAAACCTTTCTCCCCTTTATTATACTTGCTGGTATTTCTAGAATTTCTATCCTGTTTAATCCCGGAGAGTGCGGCCTGACCTGCACTCCTTTTCTCCTCTACAGTTCTTCCAGAAGCTACCGCTGCCCTATATCTATTATGCTCTTTTTCGTTAAGACTTTCACCCCTAACTACTCTAAGTTCTCCAGCATGAATCTCCCCTCTAGAGGCTCTGGCTCTCTTCACTTCTTGCATAGTAGCTAGTCTAGCTTTAGAACCTTTTTTCATAGTACGACCAATAGTAGTAATCAGTCTCTCCAAATTCTTATTTAGAAGATTCATTTGAGCATTAGATCGTACAGCTATATCTTTCTGACTTTTAAAAACTCTAGCCATATCTGTAAACTGACTTTCAAACTTAGATTCGTGTGCACCGATGGCTTTAGTAGTACCTGCTTGCAACACACTACCTATTCCCGGAGACCTTGCAGAATCCTTATAGCTTCGGGAAGATTCTCTTGAGTCTCTACCTGTAAGTCTAGCATTTAAGCGTATTCCCTTTGCCTCAATCAGCTTAATCTGTTGCATAATTGAGTTTTTAAAATACTTCTTATCTATTACTGCTTTAATTTTAAGGGACTTAGATCCTCCAGCACCTAGACTAGCGAAAGCTCGTGATACACTTCTTTGGAATGAGGGTCTATCAACGGATAGCTTAACCTTACGGTTCTTCTTACCCGCTGCCTTATTTAATTCCTTTAAATCAGCTACAGTCTCTTTTAAACCTTTTGAGGTAACCTTAACTAATACTGTTTTTTTATTATCAGCCACTTTAAACTCCGGGAGGTACGCCTTTTTTCGCTTTCGCTTGGGCCTCGGCTACTTTCTTAGTAGCCTTCTGTTTTTTCTGCATTGCTTCAGATCTTCTTCCATCCATATAACGGATAAAGAATAATGCTAATGCTTTATCTTCTAATTTATATATATCGCACAGTTCAGAGAACCCTGCCCAATCCTTACCCATATATGTTCCAGACATCCCATCCCATTTATCTGCTAAAGTATTATAAAGGGTGAAGTACTCTTGGATTTCTAGGGGGAACTCCTCCATCTCTGGAGGTATCTCTTCCTCACTAGGTTTAGTTCCTAGTTGCTCATGAATAGCAAGGATCTTCTCTCTATCAAAATCCTGAGTGATAAATTTAAAGTATCTATCAATTAATTTAGTAACTTCAGCTACTTGGTCTTCGTAAAATTTTGTAGGTCACCTACAACATCTGCTACGAAGCTATCAAAATCTGGGGAATTTTTCATAAGGAGGTAAGCATTTTCAGTACTGTAGTCTAACTCCGCGTTAGTATCTACATCCTCTAACTCTACTAACATGAAGTCCGCTAGATACTCATACTTAAAACCAGACCAACCCTTTATGACTGCCTCTACATACAGTTGTAGAAATAAATCATCATCTACTTCTTCCATAGGTTGACGTGTTTTTCTGTCAAATTTAGTACTAGTAGATTTCTTACGAAGCTTCATTAGTTCATCTCGGCCTAAAAAGGTTAGTTTCAAAATGAAATCTTTATACCCCGGGTAGTCAATATCTACTGTTTTAGAGGGGGTCATTAAAGACTCAAGACTTGGTTTAACTGCTGCAACCGTATTCATATTTATATTCCTATATTAAAAATTTTCTGTATTACCTGATAATAATTCAGGGGTGTTTTAAGATTTTCTAACCACTAGGTCTTAGGGTTAAGGCATCTTTGCCTTTATTAAACTTTTTGCTCTCCAATGAGCGAAATTTGGTGAGACTAGTTAAGTAATTGGTTACCTAACAGGAGTTGCAACTCCTTTCATCTCTTAATAAAAAGGCGGCAACCACCTAGGCAGCCGCCTTTATTTAACGTACTACTTATTAAGCGTCTAGGTCTACACTAGTAGAACCTTTATACGTAATAGTAGCTTCATCTGCAGAAGAGAATGCGGTACTTTCAAGACCAGTAAACTCAATAGTTACAGAGACTACATCCGCTACGTCTACAGTAGGGATAGTAAAGTGTGCATGAGGAACACTAACGGACATATTAGGAGCTACTGCGCCACCAATATTCAAGGTCATTGTTCCATCAACAGTTGTATCTGGGTTGGCACTACTAACATCAGACATGAAGTCGTTTAGTAGTTCCTCTGAGTCTGATGCTCCTCCAGATGTTAGATAACAAGTTAATGAACCAGATACTGCACGAGTACCTGTGAAGTGTGATTGAGGTTGGTTAATTACTCCCAATTCTTCAGGGGTTAACCAGGTAATCCCATTATCAAAGGTAAGACTTCCACCTGTTACTGCTAAGCTATACTCTTTCGAACCATTAGCTGCAGTAGCAGTAGCTGTTGCACCACTACCTGCACCACCACTAATATTAATAGTTGGAGCGCTGGTATATCCAAAGCCTCCACTAGTTACAGTAATAGCAGTTACTACACCCCCAGCTACAGTAGCTGTAGCTTTAGCTCCAGAACCACTTCCACCAGTAAAGCTTACTGTAGGTGTACTAGTATATCCAGTACCTCCAGCAGTAACAGCGACAGAACTAATAGTTCCTGCAGCACTTCCATCTAAATCTAAGCCTAAAGTACAAGTACTTAGCTTATTAGTAATGAAGTCTGCTGTAGTAGGAGCTGCTAAATAATCAGTACCTGCAGTAGCTGGGCGGGTAGAACCTACCTCTACTAGAGACTCTCCTTGTCCATTCCAAGAGATTTGGGCGAGACCGTCAATACTAAAGTCTACTTCAGCAGAGTTTAGTACTCCATTCCCAATCTTGTAACAAAGACCTGAATCCGAGAAATAGAAGTAGTAGTTTAACAACTCAAGCTGATGAACATCAGAATCGTTAAAATCTACAACTAAATTGGTAGCACTAGAAGTGACACCTTTAGCACCTGATTCAGCATCAGTAGTACTAGCTACCATAGCATTCCAGAGTAACTTCTCAGTTGCAGAATGTACTGCACTACTTGCTCCACCACCATCTGTATCCTGATAAGGACGTACATAAGTTGTAAAACTAAAATCAACAGGATCTAATGCTGTATTGAAGATCTGCTGTCCACGTTTAGGGGCGTCGCCTGCTTCATTAACAGTAATATTCTGAGTTTGGTTTCCTTGAGAGAAACTAAACCCGTCTAATACAGGGATTTCGTATGTATCGATTCCTGCAGTTCCTGCACTATTGCGTAAACGCCCACCTATAGTACCACTAGCAGCTCCAACCCAGCTGGATCCTACGGTTGATACTATGAGGGTACAATTTCTACTTAAACTAAATGCCATAATAATTTCCTTTATAACAAACTTACCAATATTGGTAAGACTCTTTGTCTATAGATTAGTATTGACTATTATCTTATAATCTATTAGACATTTACATCACTTGATATTTGACTTCAAGCGTTATCTCTCCCACTCCAAAAGGTGCTAATAGCCCCTCATCGGAAGTGATAGATTGAATTCTGATTTCTTGTGTAGTTTTACCTACATCGTAGGTTAATTGATTATTATTATCAATAATTTCCTCTACATCAGTAAAAACTTTTTCTAATTCGTTTACGGGGTCTTCCCCTTGAACGTACATTCTTACTGTAATACCCAGTATACCCCATTTAAATGAGTTCCCGGGTAGGTACTCTCTTACCTCATTTCCCGCTGTTACGCTGAGATAAGGAAAGTCATTTACTTCATCCCAGAAAACTAATTTATTAGTAACATTAGATGCTAAATCTGAGTTATACGTACCAGACCCATCAATTAACTTTAGTTTTGTTACTAAAGCTTCTACGATGCCTCCTCGTGCCCTACCTGCCATTATAATCTCCTAGTCTTTAAGTTGAACTTACTATGTATGTAAGTAGCTGCTACTTCTCTAATAGACTTATCTATTAGAAGTCTTGGGTCTCTATACTGGTTACCTTGTTTAAAACCTCTTTCGAAAGTTTGATAAGGAGACTTCATATAAGTATAGAAAGCTGTTAAGTTACCTTCTCGTGTAAACTGTAAGTCTGTAACTCCTACAGAGTTTGCAAAACGCCCTGTTCTATAATTAAGAGCTGGAGATTTCATGTTGTGTTTTACTTGGGATCTAATTAAGCTATCTATAAGACTTCTTATAGTAACTAAACTAGTAAACTGCCCTCTAGGGTTTTGTAACTTAGCAGTAATTGCGGCTCCCTTTATCTTAGCCTGTTGCTTTTTATAGTTGTTTCGTAGCTTTATAGAATTGTTTTTAACTTTAGAGGCTCGTAACTTAATATGTTTACTTTTTATTTTTCTATTTTTTGAAGTTACTTTAGTAAGTTTCTTACCTTTTATAACTAAGTCTAATACCTTTAAGATTTTATCTTCATAACTAGGACTGGCTTTTAGCTTAGAAATATTGCCTTGAAGTCTTTTAGATAAATTCTCTGCTGCAAAATTATTCAAGTCTTTTAGTACTGTTCTTATAATATCTTTAGTATCTACGTCTCTTTCACCCTTTGACTGATTAAGTTTACTTTCAATATAAACAACTCTTTCGTACTCAGAACCTAATAAGTCACTGAAGTTATCGTCTATTTGTAAATTCTGGTTTTTAAACCAGGTATCTATAGAATCTTCTATTAACCAAGTAACTTTCTCTATAGAAGTATTATTAAGACTACTTGGGGGTAACATGTTTAAAATAATTTTGGTTAATCTATTACCTACAGCTATTTGTTTAATAGGAAAATTGTGTCCAATATCAAAAAACTTTAAATCAATTCTATCACTAGCAGGTAGCGTTTTATTATATTCGTAAAATAAACTAGTTATTTGATTAGCAGCACCTCTAGTACTAGCTAACCTTACGTATTTATTTCTAATATCTTCAGGTAATTCATCTTTATGTTCATATAACCATTCTTTGGCTAGTATAAAGCTGGACTTAGCTCCGATTTTGTTTGCAAAAATTCTTGCATTACCGAAGTTAGAGAAAGTTATCTCAAAACCTGAACCTATCTTGTCTACTCTAAGAATTGTTTTGGAGGGTTTAAAACCTAATATAAAATTAGATATGTTCTCCCACATTCTTACAGCGACTTTAGGCCCTAAGCCATTGTTTTGTACTTCATGGCTTATTTGAGCTTCACTAACTACCAGAACTTGCATGTTTTTAGCTTCTGATATTCTTAAAGCTTTTGTACCTAATGCGTATTCTTTACCGCTGGCAATATCAACCAGTAAATTATCATATACGTCACTAACTCTGCTAAATTTTTTCGGCATTAATCAATATTCCTGTATAGCTCCAGAATACGTTTTATATGGGGTGGGAAATCTGAAGGTGTGGAACCTGCAATATTATTAATGCTAGCAGATCCTGGTATAGCTTTATTGGGTGTTGATTCTTTTTTCATATAATATGTAATTAAATCAAAACAAGCTAGTTTCAAATCGGAAGGAGTAGAGGAGTAGCCACCTTTATAAATCAGTTTTACAGATTTAGTGCCTACAGGGAAGTTAGCTTTTAACTTAGTAACTGCTTGATCTGTAGAGGCTAACTCGTAGTCTCTATCTGCAGTCCAGTACTCAGAAGCTGCTTCGCAAGTCTCTTGAGTTGTATAAGTTGTATTGCTACAACTGCCAGTCCATCTTTCTGCTGTGAAAGACCAGCTCTCACTGTTAGTATGTCCTGTAGTTGCCCCGAAGGTTATAGATATATTACCCTCTAATTGTTGAATAGACCCTGTAATAGCTACATTAGTCTCTTTCCAATTTGAACCCCCGTCCCTTGACCATTTAAAAGTATCTGGAGTTCCTGCGTTGTCAATTTGTATAGTGTAACTACGACCGATTTCACCTGACGACGTATTTGCGTTGTATCCAGTGATAGTTAAATCGTTTAAGCCACTTCCATTGAAAGTGTCATTATTTATACAATTTGTTTCATTTGCTTTTGAAGAAAGAGTACATTGAGCAGTACCAGATTCTAAGAGATAGTAATTATTTGCGTCTGCAAAGTTACTCTCGATGGTAGTTTTGTTTGTAGAGGCACTACCGCGCTCTAATAATTGCACAACTTCCGTAATAGGAAGTTCTGCAGGATGTATTGTATTCTGGTACTCTTCTACATCAAAATACTCAGTTTTTTCACTTGAGTAGTTATCTATAAAAGTGCGCCCACAATAGGTTTTTACAAGCGAACTAACGTGTGTACGCAGAGAGTTAATCTTTGAGTCATTAGTATTACTATTTATATTAGCGTAAGCTTTATATTCACTTACAGAAACTAAATCAGCCATTCCTTTTCCCATTGTATAATTATATTATAACCTAAAGACTTGATATGTTCTAGTCTTTCTATTGTTTCGTTGTGTAACTGTCCAAACGTTTTACTACAGCTTTTATTATAGTCGTCTGGATCGTAAACTTCAGGATTACCGTGCCAGTAATCACCTAAGAACTCGTATACTGTATTAGTCTCAGGATCGTATCCATCGACTTTATAGTTCGCTATCGGATACTGCCGCTCTGTAATACCTAAAGAATCTAACCACTCTTTTTCTTTTAATGATTCTTTATGTAGTACGGGTTTAATATCTAGTTCCTTGAATCTATGAGATAATTTACCCTTCTGATAACCTAATTCTTTACTTATTTGAATTAAGGGTTTAGTTTTATTCTCTTTTTTTAACCATTCTTTATTGTAAGATAGAGCTAAGTTTTCTTCCGTAATATGTGATTGATTACAGTTAGGTTTTAAACCTGCTTTTATACAAGCAGTAGTATATGATCCAAATACTTTTCTATACGTTTCAGTGCTATAGGTTTGGTTATCTATAGACAACTCTTTATAAGTAGGAGTGTGTTTTAGTTTACCTGCTAAAGTTTTTAGATCTTTTAGTAAAGATTCTACGGAGTATTCTGTATGTCTATTAAGTGTAATACTTGCGGCAATAAGAGCCTTATTATGAGAACCAAAGTACCTTTTGTACGTATTACAGCAAGGCATTAAAGGATCCTTATCTACCTCAGAAACGGTAGGGGTTCTGCCTAAATACTCTGTAAAGTACTGAAGTTCTTCAACTAATAGTTCTTTTGTATACTTTCCCATGACTCTCCTTGTAAGATACTATTTGGTGAGCTATTCAGTATACAAGGTACTAAAAAGGCTGGCCGGCCGATTCGCTCTATAAGTTTTTCTAAACTCGAAAGCTTAGAAAAACTGACTGGTTTTACCCAGTCAGTAATTTAGTCTCTAGCTATTAAGCACCAGACTTAAGTAAGCACATAGATGCCTTACCAGCAGCTCCCGCTTCTTTAGCGATGAAGCCAAATCTACGAGTAGCTACGATAGCTTTTTGCTGCGCAACTATATCTTCAGCAGATTGCACAGTAAGTGCTCGGTAGTTACCTAAAATATAATTTTGAGGATTAACTAAAATGCCTTGTGCCTTGCCTGCAGCTTCAGCTTCAAAAGCATCCGATACAACCATAGAAACACCAAATACTTTACCTAGTTCGCCAGAGCGAATAGTAGCAGACTCACCATACTTATCAACAGTAACAACATTAGTATTGTCCATAAGACCATAATATGCTTGCTGGCTTAAGAATAATACTAAGTCAGAAGGGTTATGTCCCCATTGTCCCATATTAGAACGTGCTGTTAGGATGTTAGCTGTACTAATCATAGTACCTGCTGCTGCAGTAGTAACGTTGTTACCAACATTACCACCAGCTAGTTCTTCCAATTCAGTGAAAGGAGCAGCTGTACCAGTACCTAGGATAGAAGCATCGGAAGTGCGAGCCATACGACGTACAATTGCATCACGAACGATAGCAGCGATTGGAAGTAGTGTATCCTCTTCCTCTTCATAACCGATATACTCACGAGTAGCTAGCTTATATGCAGTTAGCGTTACTTCGTTTAGAACGTGTTGTTTAATAGCACCTGTAGAAGCATCATTGAAAGCAGTACCAATAGCAGCGCCGTCATTGAAATCATTCTGGTTAGTTGCATCTACCCAAGTAGCATCAAGACCCGTATCTGGGTTGATAGGCATATTCATAACGCGAGCATTCATCGCTAGAGAGTTGAATACTGGTTCAACAACTACACGATTCTGAATAGCTTGGTAGATATTTGAGTTCCAAGTAGTCTCCCAATCCTGGTCATCAGAGTTGACACGATTACCCTTCTCAAGCAATCTCTTACCAAAGTCTAGTTCTTTAACAGGTACACCTAAAATCTTAGATGTAATGAAAGCACTGTTGAGCTCGTCAGCACTAGGTGTACCAGAACCAGGCTCAGAGAACTGCATTTTAGACTTCTGCATAGCAGCCATCTCTTCTTTAGCTCCCTTTAACTCAGTCTGCATCTCCTCTAGAGACTTAGCATAGCTATCTCCGTCGGCCTTAATACGAGTTTCTAACTCCTCTGCTACTTTCTCTGCATGAGTCTTACCGACTTCTAATGCTGCTACTTTCTTATCTGCGGCAACTTCTGCTTCTTTTTCAGCAACTTCTGTTTTGTAAGCTTCAACAGCACCTAGTGCAGTTTTAGCCATCATTTCTTGTAATTCTTTTTGATCCATTTTTAATTCCTTGAGAATATTATTATCCTGAGAAGGTATCTTCTCAATTTCAGTAGTTTCTTCTTTTTCTTCAATCTCGTCTTCTTGTTGAGCCACGAAGCTCTTCTTGAAGTCGTTATACTCGCCAATATCAGTAAAAGATTTAGCTAAAGAAAATGTCGAATCTTGGTTAGCGGGTATAGATACAACTGATACTTCAAAAAGCTCTAAGTCTTTAATGAAGAAGGTATCTTCGTCCCTGTCGTAGTCAGCATCTTTGATACTAAATCCTACGCTAAAAGTTTTTAAAACTCCGTCTTTAATGAGGTTATATACTTCGCCAGCAGCTTTACTAATTTCTGCTACAATCTCTAAACCTTTGTCAGTGACGTTATAATTAACGGCAGAGCCAATAGGACGAGAGTGATCATGAAAAGCTAGAATTACAGGGTTTTTGAGATAATTATCCAATCCACCTTGCTCCCATGCTTCTTTCACAATTATATCGCCCGAACGATCCTTAGAAACAGTATTGGCGTAACCTTTAATTGTTATAGAGTCCGACTCTCCGGCCGCTTTCTCAACAACATTAAATGGAGAGCTAATTTCAAATTGTTTATTCATTCATTCTTATCCTTATCTCCCTGAGGAGGTTTTCCTCCCTCAGATGGGTTGCCTGCACTCCCTGCTACATTTGCGGGAATACGTATGTCATCATGACCTTCTAGTGGTTCTAATCGTAGTGCCTCTCTAGCTTCGTTAGGGGTAATAACCCCTCCATTAACTAGAGTGGAATAGTATTTTGCTTTGTCGTCTAACTCTGGTTGGAGTGGTGATAAATCTTCAAGGGCTGCTGCGAGGTCATATCCAAAATACCGTTCAAAACCACTTAGTACTTTACGTACTAAAGGTAAAACGGTTTCTTGATACATTAATCTATGGTTGGGTCTAATATTAGCATTATTACCCCCATTTAATAAAATGGGAGGGATACCAATAGTTTTAAGGATTGTCTCCTCTAGACTTTTCACAGAATCTTCAAAATCTAATTGTCGAAAATCAACATTAGAAATGCTATCTATCTCTAGTCCACCATCTAAGATAAGAGGTCTACGACCTCCAGACTTAGGGTTATACTTTAGAGACCAGGAACTTATAAGTCTTTCCTTAACTTTGGCACTGAGAGTGTTGGGAGTTTTAAGTACCAATCCAGGTACTGCTCCATTTTTAAAAAAGTTGCTTTGGAAAGATCTCATATCATATAGTAACTCGATGCTAGCTTTTGCGGCATTTAATCGAGTCATTCCTCTATAAATAGACTGAGTTGCATTATCGGGTATATGTATAATTTCTTCAGGTTTATAACTGATCTCATTATACTTATAACCTTTAATAAATGTGTGTTTATCTGGTATAATAGTTACGTTAGATGCGGGTAGATGAAAAAGGTTTGCGCCGTCGTAGTATGCAAAGCTATTACCATCCATTAACATATCTAAATACATATTTCTCCAAAATGCATCAGCATTCTGGAAAGGATTTGGTTGTCTATTAAGTAAGTTATTTAACTTTTTAAGCCTAATAGTCTGGATGCCTGGGAAAGACTCTTTCTCTCCTACATCTATCTTGAACTGGGCAGAGGCATCTACTATCATATTAACGCCTCGATTAACTGCTTCCAGTTTTTCAAAAGCTCTTTCAAACTTAATATTAGGAACTATAGAACTAGTTTCCCCAGAAGCTGCTGCAATACTTGGTTGCGCAGGATTTAACTTCTGTGCTATACTTTTAAACCAACTCATATTCTTTATCTCTTCGTTTAATAACCCAACGCTCCTGCTTTTTAGCAGTGTGTAGCTGAGGACGTTTTCCGTAAATTCCATGCAACCTCTGATGGTGGGTTTTACACAATGTAACTGTTTCGTCATAAATCTCTTTGAGATTTTCTGAAATAAACTGCTCTCGTATATCCATAATATCTTCGGCTGTACTTATATTGGAAATGCCTTGCTGTTTTAACCACTTTTCTAGTAGCTCTGTCATACCATTATAGTGATGGAACTCTAAGCTCTCTATACTCCCACAAATAAAACATTCAGTACCTTTATCATACTTGGATTTTGCTTTATCTCTACAGTACTTGATTAGTTGTCTCTTTAATTCTGCCACTCGTTTTCCCACTTTGTAATTATATTGTACCCTAAGGATTTGATGTATTTTATTCTTTTATTAGTTTCATCAAATAACTGTCCAAACGTTTTACTACAGCTTTTATTATAGTCGTCTGGATCGTAAACTTCAGGATTGCCATGCCAGTAATCACCTAAGAACTCGTATACTGTATTAGTCTCAGGATCGTATCCATCGACTTTATAGTTCTCTATAGGATACTGTCTTTCTGTAATACCTAAAGAATCTAACCACTCTTTTTCTTTCAAGGATTCTTTATGTAGTATAGGTTTGATGCCTAATTCTTTAAACCTAC